GCATGTGTTGGTCTAACTCTGCCATCACCAATAGTTTGATATTGCAACAACGGCAATACATCAGCATCCACTTCTATACGCTTCCAATCTGATGCCATACGCGCTGAAGCCTTGGCGGTTTGGTATTCAGCTTGCAAATAATCTTTGTTGTAAATCTCAAATATTGGTGCTGCGGCTGCTTTGAATTTATAGAAACTACTTTGATATTCTGGCACCGCTAACAATTCGGTTAATGCTTTAGTTTGCTGGTAAGTCTTAGCGCCACTAAACACATAAATATTACTTAACAAATCGGCAGTCAACACCTCATCAACAACTGGTGCTAAATCAATACCATCTTTTAAATACTTGGCTGTTTTTAAATAAATACCTTCTGGCAACTGTTGAGGTGTTACAACGCCAATCCATACATCATTTGAGAAACGGTTAAAATCGTTTTCATCAAATGGCGTTGGTGGGTCAACTTCCTTGCCTATGTTGCAGAATCCGCACATTTATTTATACAAGTTCTTTAATTTGTTAGCCACTTTCTCAACTTCCATTTCTTCATCGCTTAATCCAATGTTGTATTTATCCTCTAAATATTCCTTATCAAACTTAACATAAGGCATAAATGAAGCATCAATCTTTGCTTGTTCTATCAGTGGCAGATTTTCAGTATCATCATATTTGAAAGTACACCCCGTTAAATCAAAACCATTTTTTATCATCATTGGCACCAATTGATCCTCAATAATAAATTGCATGTTTAATGTATCTTGTTTTGCAATCATTTCAGCAACTCCTTCATGCACATTGGCACTACCGCTGTACGCCTTTTCGTCTGTGGTACCTGTTTGTCCTAATATAATCTTACTAATCTCACTATTGCAACGTTCCACCATCATATCAAACACTTGATAAGCATCTGTACGGCTTGCTTGCATTAATTCCACATTGTCGTTTAAGTCCAACACTGCCCATGATGCCACACCCATATTGCGCATCATATTTTCCATGTTTTTACGTGTTAATTCATCCCTTACATCTGTTTTACCAATGCGAATAGGTGAGCCAAACACCTCGGCAAACTCTGCCCATGCTGCCATTGCGTTTTTCTTCCAAATAACATAAGGCGCAAGGTACATCAATAGTCCTAAGTCCTTTTTTTCGCCAACACCTATACACCAATTGTTGTATGGTGCTTCGTCAAAGTGTTTCCCATCGGTAACAGTTGCAGTATTGTTACGAACAAGGCTATACTCTGGTACTACATAAATGCGAGGTATTAACTCAACTGTTGTGTATTTATCGTTTATAATTGGGCCAAACTGAATACAGCTAAACCCCCAAAATATGCTATCTAATGCTAAACTTTGAAAATCATAAAACCACTTTTGATTAAAGTAAGCAGTTTTAGTTTCATCCATTTCGCCATCTGGTCCGCAAACGATAAACTGTTTACTCATAACCTTAGATTTACGCTGAAGCATAGCACTTTGTATCTGTGCATCAAGTACAATTTGCTGATAGGTTTGCATCAACAAGAATCTATTGGGAAACATTGGGCTTTCTGCCGCCTGTAATGCAATATTGTACTTTGTGGCATCCTGGCGCACACGTTGCAATTGTTGTTCAAAGTCAATTGTCTTACGTATGTTTGCCTTTGGTGGCTGCGGTTTGTTGAAGTTTAAAAACCTTATATTATCGTACCAAGCCATTATTTAAAGAAATTATCTTGTTTATCTAAACTATTACCGTAACGAATGCTGAACCCCTCTGAATCGGCTGTATTAATATTCAATACTTCGGCTGTGTCTGTGCCGCTCGCCCATGCATCTAATTGGTTTAATGCTTCTCTGTTGCGGTCAATTCTTAACTCTGGAATATTGCGCGGGTTAATCCTTGCATGTAGGTTATACAACGTCATATCCATTGCCAACTCAACAAACATTGGGTAACGATTATCTCCAACAGTCCAATAATCAGTATCACTTGTGGCAACGTTAACCATTGGTGACCAGTAGGCTGTTTTAGTCAATACTTGGTTTGTGCTATCTGCAATCGCTGTGTAAACATAGCCGTTATCATCTGTTACAATATCGCCAGTTTCGTAAGCAGTTGTTTTTACCCACCTATTAAAGTCGTTAACGTGTGTAATGGTTTCGCCACTTAGCACTCTATCCCTTGTGCGATAATGAGTTGCAGCATTAAACGCATCCATAACACCAAGTTCAATATCAACCATGTAACGCTGAACCAACTTTGTGCGCATACGTGAAATGGCTTTAACCTCGCTATCATACAAATTCTGGTCGTTACCCTCAGTGATTTGGGTGAGGTCAACGGTTTGAATTATGGAAGAATAGTCGGAGGTTTTTAGAAATCGTGCCATGATGCGAAATAATAAAATAATTTTTGATAAATGCGAAATATGTAACTAAAATTAATTATGTTTGTGTAACCGAATTAAACTAATATGAACATACTTGCACTACCAACAAAATCAAAGATTGAAGAAATAGGCATTTTTGGAAGAAAAGTAACTGACCTTACACCACAAGAAAAAGATAAGTTAATTGAAATTCTTTATGATGAAGTTGCAATGTACACTAACAAATACGTTAATGCTGAATTAGCTAAGTTTAAAACATCAAAATCTTGAAACACTCTTATACTCCGCATCCCTGCCAACCACAACAAGCGGTTTAATAATTCCAGTTTGGAACCTTGCGTACTGTGAAGCAAACACCGTTGTAATTAAATAGCGGGTTAAATCCACAATATGCCCGTATGGCTGGTAACTTACTTTGGTCACTGGGTCTTTAACCGTTGTTTTATCTACTTTACCGTTTTTATCCTCTTTGGTGTTTTCGTAATCCAATATTGCCACGCGACAGGATTCATCAGCAACAAAACTAATTCCTTGTTCTTCATATTCAAGAATTGCATTGAAGAAATCAGCACTTGGGCGCACATTCGGGTTTGATTGTGCAACGCGCCTTATCGGTTTTATTTCATCAAGTTCGTTGATCAGCAACCGAAATAAATCAAAACCCTTTTCCTGCTTTACATCGTCTTTTTGAGAAGTGCTATCTCCACAAATGTAAACAAATCCTTTATGTTGCCACTTTCGCATCTTAGCCAATATTGTGCGGCCCATTACTTTTGTTGTATTGTCTGGGTTCTTCAGTGCAATAACATCAATTAATCTTATTTGGTTATCATCACTTACCTGGAATATCCCACATGGAAAGTATGGGTTTACGTTTTCATCGAATGAAAGCCATATTGCGAGGGTTGGGTTGTATTCTGTTTTTATAACGTGTCGCTCGCTTTTCCAACTCTTTAGAAATTCGCCTCCAAATACAGTTTTACCCCATTCGCCAAGTACATTTACTCGGTAACTGTTGTAGTTCTTATGCTTTAAATCGTTGTAAACATCAATCAATGACTGGTCACGAAATCCATAAGTACCACATGGACTGCCCGCTATCCAATAATTATCCTCATAAGTTGTTTTGATTAATATCACTGAACCATCTGCCGAACGTTTAATAAATGAGTTTTCACATGGTAGTTTGTGCTCTGTTTCAATCCATTCGTATTTATCAACTAATTGCGTTTTTACCCAACTATTTTCATCAACTGGATTCCATGCCCCAAATATCTTTTGACCTTTAATACCTCGCAATGATAGTTGGAACTGCTCATATTCTCCAATCTCAAAGTGGTTTAATTCATCTAAAAACAAATACTTATAACTTTCAACACCTTTAGCCTTTTCTTCATTGTCTATTCCTTTCAATGGTATTTCTGCACCTGTTTTAGTTATGTATCTTCTATCCTGGCGTTCAATGGCAGGAGATAAATACATGCTATCAATGGCAAGGTTAAATGTTTTCTTTAGTGTAGTTGGTATTGTGCTGCTTTCTTTTCTAAATGCAATAGACGAAGCATTTTTTACAACAAGTTCTTTGATTAATATTTGTGCAATTGATACAGTTTTAGATGATGATTTACCGCCATAAACTAATATAGTTCTAACAGTATCATCTTTTAGCAAATCGTTTAAAATAAAATACAATGGATTAAACCACTTTTTATCAAACGTAACTTTCATCAGCTAAGTCTTTGCCAAGTTTGAGCGTTGTTTCTGTTTTGGTGATATGTTCCTCAATTCCATTATTAACCACTTCAATAGCCTTTGGATTTCCCAACTTAGCGTTTTTTATCAAACTATCAACGTATTCCTCCAAATTATTTCCATCGGTTAATTTTTCAAGTATCTTTTGAGTAAGTAACTTTTGGGCGCGCTTTTCTTGCCAACCTTTGCTTTTTTCTTCTGGCGTAGGTTGATTTTCTTTTGTAAATGGTTTGCCATCAACTGCTCCTTTAAATGGTTTTGCTGGACGTTTTATGGACGTTTTGCCCTCTTTTGCCATGCCCCAAAGATACGAATTATTTTAGAAATGCAAATT